ATTGTTTGAATGGCGCCTAGCAGCATAAAATTATTTTAATTATTTAATACACAAGCTCCTTGAAAGGAGCCGGCGTATAAAACAACTAATCCCTTTTAGGAGGAAGAGTTTGAGAAGGAGAAGTGTTTCTATCTTTGTTGGCGTTTCTGGCATTTTCCTCTTTTTGCTCATCCTGATTAGTGGCAAAAATTTCAATCTCCGGATCGTCCATCAGAAATTTAATTTCCCTGGGATCCTTCGGAGAGATAACAGCCCGGTCAACCAAACGGATAACCTTGCCATTAATGTTGCCGGTGTAGATTCCAGATCCTTTATTCCGCCGGCAGAAAAGAACATTTTTCTTAAAGTTTCCCATAATAATAATTAACAAATAAAAGATAGGGTGAAAAGCGGTTTTTAGGAAAAACAATAAAACCCTAGGATAACCGCAAACCCAATGAAGATTTTTTAAAAGGGATAAACCAACAAACCCTGTTAATTAAGTAATGCCGTATGCTTTGGTAGCGCCGCCGTTAGATACGCGCATAGTATGCTCACCAAGCACCTGTGTTTTAATCTCTTTACCGTGATTTAACAGCTCGTATTCTCGGAAATTACCGTCCTCGTGCTTGCCACCTTCCAAAGGACCATAAGCAATCCTGTTATAATCCAGAATGACAAACTCGCCAGATCTCATATCACGATCAACATGCAATTCTATTTCATAGTTCATCGCAGAAATAACATTGATAGATTGACCGCCTCTTTTCTCGCTAGTTTTTGTCCGAACGCCAGTATTAAACAACTGCTCAATAGTAGCAATTTCAGCCGCGCTAGCGTGAATGGCGTGAGGGAATAATCCGGCGTCAATGTGGGCCACCAACGCAGTATAGAACTTAGCGATAGTCAGCGCGCCGCCAACATTGGAAACACTAGTCAAAAATTCACGAATACCGCCCATAGTCGCGCGATTGCCAGTTTTGTCTCTAACGCCTTCGTACAGAGTCCGATTTAAGATTCTCAAACACTCTTTCAGTTTCTTAACAATAGACATATCATGAACATCGCCAGCGACAGTTTTGGATCTCCTAATAGTTCCGGACACACCAGCGACATCTTCGGTAATCTGCGTGTAATTATACATTTGAGAAGGAGCTATATAATTAGGATCAATCGGATCAGAATCTTCATTTTGAGCGTTACCAATAATTTGAATATCAAGGGCTCCTATACCTTGGGCAGCTGCGGCGGTGCCACCATGACCACGGGCAACCACATCTATTGTTTGACCAGCTACATCAATAACACTAACTACAACAACCTCGCCAGCGGCGTCGGGAAGCAAAAGCATGTCCCCAATACGCAGTTTAACAATTTCAGCGGTAACCACCGGCAGAGCAAGGATATCCGCGGCGTCATCCCAATCGGCGCCACCACCAGAAGCAATCGCGGAGATACTGACGGGGCGAGCCTCGTCATCAAACCACTCATGTTTCTGGGCTTGCACGCCCTCACCAAATACTTCTCTTATCGAACCGAGATTCCTGACAAAAGAAAGGAATTTCATATCGTCGGAGTTGAGCAATAAAGTATCAACTACATCGGATAAATCCTCCCTCTCGCGAACATCGGTTGTCATCACACTATCTAATACACTTCCAGGCATAAATTTTTATCTTAATACGAATTAAAGCTTTGCTTTTTCGCGAATAAGATGAAGAACTTTAATAGCGGCATTATCGCCACGCAATTTTTTATCTTTTTTCACTTCGTCAATCTCTTTCTGAACATCATCGGCGTTTTCGTATTTCGGTTTAATAAAGAAATTAGAATCACCGTATAATTCCTTATTTTTCGCCCGTTGTCTTTCAACGATTTTTTCAACCTGCTCATCGGATTTACCAACAAGCAACTCGGGCAAAATATCAGGATATTCTTTAGCTAGTTTGTCGCTTCTTTTCTGGAAATTATATTCTTTAATCTCGCCGGATAAAGTTTCAATCTTGCTGTTCATTTTTTCAATCCGCAAATCACTATCGGATTTTTTCTCATCTTCTATTTTCTTTTTATCATCTATTCTCTTTTTATCCGCCAACTCAAACTCAATAACCTTTTTCTCGGATTCTTTAAGCTCCACATCTCGCTTACTAAGCAAAGTTTGGAGGTTTTTTACATCCTCCGGTTTTGGGTTGTCAGGATCGATTGCCGGAGGATTGCCTTTTGGGTCCTTCGGGACGACTGAGCCCGGTTTAATTTCTGGCATAATTTATTTAAATTAATTACTAAACTTTTTTATTCTCTTTTAAAGATAAATCAGAAACAGGTTTTTCTTTTTCTTTATCTTTATTTAAATACTCAAATTCCTTGTCCTCTTCAATAATTTCAGCGATGACTTCCTCGGGATTTTCAACGGCTCGCAATTCGGCAATCGCGTCTTTCCGTGAAATCAATTTGTTCCGGAGCATAATATCATACTCTTCCACTTTTTGGCGACTATCAAAGGCAAGCACCGGATTATAAACAGGATCAGTGTCGTAATCGCCAGCTCCAATCTCATAATTCAAAATGGCATTATTTATTTCACGAAACGCCTTGTCCCAAAAAATTCTCATAAAACCAATTAAGTCCATCATTTCGGAAAACTGGAAAGACAAAGAAATTCCAGAGACAACCGATTTGATTGCCGCCCCGACATCAACAATCCCAGATTTCCGCCGCAAGCGCGAGTCCCAGAGTTTCAAATGCTCTAAAACTTCCGGCGACTCTTTAGATTCTTCCTGTCTCACATCGTCATCCTTGCCAAAATAACTAACCTTTTTTCGACCTCTTTTATAAGAACCCTGTTTCGCAGTGTCGGAAAAAATATTGGTATGCGGCAAAGTGTTGTCGGCGACTCTTTTTGAAAAATCGGAAAAGCGTTCATTATTTTCCCGGTCAAAATGCTGCAGCGCTAAAATCTTGCTCCGCCCTTCGTGCTGGTGCGGTTTCGGAAAAGAGGGAATCCAGCTAACAGGAATAAAATCAAATTTATTTTCTGTAATTTCTATTTTAACATCGCCCCTGCCGTCATCAAAAATTGAGACAAAACATTTTAAATCGGCATAAATAATTTCTTTAGAACCATCGGTAAATTTTTCCTGATGAGCAAATCGCATTAATTTATTGCCCTGCCAAGACAGAAAACAATTACAAGGATTAAGAGAAATTATTTCTGCTTTTCCCGTGGTCGGATTTTGGGGATAATACAAACAGCTGGCACCGCCAACCAAAAAATTTATTCCCTGTTCAATCAAAATCGCCGGCAAATAATTTCGGCGATAAGTGTCCATAATTTTTTTAAGCATTTTACCGTCATTATCATCACCGAAAATTTTCGCCCCAACTTCTAAAACGCCGGTGCGCTGATTACGAGGAAAAAGACGGGATAAATAACGGTCAAGAAAATTAGCGGATTCATTAATGACAAGAGAAGGCAATCCGTCGCTCTCTCGTTCTCGCTCCTCCGCGGATGTCCACTGTTTGCCGTCAAGAGTAAAACTCATCAAACTGTCAAAAGTCGTTTTGCGAGCTTTAGTTTGGCGGCCTTTATCAGAAATAAAATCCTCAATCAAACTTTTAATTTTTGATTTGTCAACATCTTTATATTTGTCGTCTGTCTCGCTCATTATTTTACATTAAAGCTCGCCAATAAAACATCTTCTATTCTATCGTCGCATTTTTCCGTTTCCTCTTTTATGATATCGCTGATTTTATCAAAACATTTTTTACAACATTCTTTTTTATCTCTACCAATAAAAACTTTCAATCTAAAATCATTTAACAGATATAATTTATCAGTAACAGTTCTACATAGATCGCAAATTTTCATATTTTAGTTTTAGGAATGTTTAAAAATAACTTCAAAAGAAAAACCCAAATCATTTTTGGAACCCAGCGCGGGCGGGGCTTCACCAAATACATCAAATTTGTTTTCAATTCATTTTTAACTTTCAGCGCAACATTTCGATTGACCCGCCGCAATTGCCGCGGGGAAAAAATAGAATTCATTTTTTTAATTCAATCAACTATTTTAAAACCACAATCCGGACAATACTTCATATCCGGTGCTATTGATTCACCCGCACAATTTGGACATCTAAACCATAAAGTCAAACTAAATAATTCTAAATCCCTTCTCAAAACCCCTCTTTCTTTATTTTCCAACACCCTCAATAATATCGCCTCTGCCCTTGGGTTATTTTCAAATAATTTTTTTTCTTCCGGGTGATTTTCAAATAACTCCTCAATATCAAATCCGCCATTTTTTTTACCCAACATTGTTTTTTTCATTTTTTTTATTTAATTGGTAAAATTTTATTTCCATCCAAAATAAAAACACCAGAAATCCGATGACCGAATCGCTGGGCAAGTCTAATTTCACGATTGATTAAATTTTTAATAATAAACCGCTGGGCGTTCTTGCCCAACCGATAACTGAAATTATGAGAAACTTTTCTAACAAAGATATTTTTTTTCATTGTTTTAAGTGAGAAAATCAATCCTGCTTTTATTTTACCTTACTTTAAAAACCCTGTCAATAGCAAGTTATCCACAACCGAGATTGTGAAATTTCCGAAAATATAGATTGGGCTGAACCACGAAATAAAATAAATAAAATAAATAAAATATTATATACCCCCACTAAATAAATAAAATAAATTAAATAATTAAATAAAATAAATAAAATAAAATAAATAAAATAAAATAAATTAAATAAATTAAATTAAATAAATAAAATAAATAAATCAAATTAAATCTAAATAAACAAATCAAATCAAATCAAATCTAAATTATCCATCAACAGTTCCAACAACACCGCCACCAACTTTAATACTGGAACAAGCAATCGCCAACGCCATCACATTATCAGTTTCTAGATTCTTATCATCACGCTGATAAACTGTCATCTCATCAGCCAACTCAGGAATAAAAGGAGCTTTCAACAATCCATTATCCAGCACAACTTGCAAATGATCAAGGATAATATCTTTCCTGCCGCCGCGAAAGTCAACGGGTCGCGCAATGTCTTGGAGAATACCGTACAGCGTATCGCCTACGCCAGTGCTGTCGAGAAAGCAATCAGAGCCACTCTCATATTGCGCTTGTCTAATCTCACGCTCAATAGAACTATTCTCAACCTTGTCGCCAAAACTATTATTGATATTCTCTCTTTCTTTTTCCGTCCACGGTTTCTGAAATGCCCACCGCTTGACTACCTGGTACGGACTCAAAGTTTTATCTATCCGATAACCAACCGTCTGATCAGAGATAGAACCTTTGCGCCCACGCGCCAAGTCCCAACCCTCTAGATATTTATGTCCGGTATCCACTTCTTCAAAGCTCAAACTATTATCAAATAACTTTTCAATTCGAGAAGCAAACATCATCTCAGCGGTATCAATAAACCGTCCCATAATTATTTGATCCACCTTCGCCTGCGACCAATTACTTTTTTGATAATCTAAAAGCTCGTGATCAATATAAGGATTTTCATAACTGGATCCACCCCTCACAAATCCACCCCGCCGCCTTATATCTTCCCTGACGCGATAGTAAGCATTTAATCCTTTCGGCGTTGCCGAGAAATCCAGCTGACTATCTTTCCAAGCTCGCAGGCGAGGCAACAATATTTTATCGCGGATAAATTCCAAATGCTGTTCCAGCGCTATCTCATCAGCAGAGATATAACCGTACTCTATTCCTTCAACGCTTTCCGCTTTTCGTTTAGTAGTTTTAAACTCCGTAATCGCGCCGTTGACATATGTTATTTTCGGCACAGGAAATTTAACAACACCGCCGTCTTTCGGAAGCAGCCAAGAATTAAGAAGCGGCGATTCTTTAATCAACCTCACAATCACCGCTTGAACCAATACCGCCTGATCGGTAGTTATCGCAATGTTTAATGTTTTATATTTATCGCCTTCGGCGAAATGTTTTAGAATATAATATAAATGTTTTTTAGCAAGGATAACTGTTTTGCCAAATCCATTCCCCGGGTGTAATAGATTTTCCTTAAATACAGAATGCTCCAGCCAATCCTTTTGCCCATCATGTGATTTACTACACACCACCAGCTCATCAAAAGCCGACCAATCCCTACGCTCAACAATTTGCTTAACCGCAAACGCGATTATATTAAATATCTGCTCATTCATTTAAATTTATTATATGTTTTTACAAAAGCACGAACAAAATAATATATTGAAAAAAATACAAAATATACAATCACAATTCTAAGAGCTAAAATATCATTCATAAATTGAAACTAACAAATTTAATTCCTACATATTGCCCGCCACCTAGATATCGCACAATGGCAAGTCCACAGTTCTAACCGCCGTTCGTTTATTGCCGTTAAGAAATTTAATCGCTGCAGTCGGTGGCTACACGGGGCTGCTCCGTTTTTATTTTGAATATCTGCTCCAATCAAAATCTTTTTAATAGCGGTCAGAATTTCTAATTTTCATTCACACCGCTAAATCTAAACTAGCTAAATTTTTGAAATAGCGTTGGCAATGAAAATCAGAAATTCTGTTTTTTTATAAATTTTGATTTCCGCAGATAATCAAAATCAAAACTCGCAAAGCCCAACCGCGCCTACCTACTTACCATACTTACCCGGCTGTATTGCTAGTAGTACTCGCTCCGCTCGCAGGTGTTACCAGTAGTGCCACCTGTATTCACGGTGAGATATCGGAAAAGCTAAAAGTTACACACGCCTAGAGATTGCGAGGGCGGCGAGGTGGAAAACTCCCGCATTCAAAAATAATATATTCTAAAAGGTTTTTTGAATGCTCCCCGTTTTCCACCTCGCCTAATCTAAAAAGGTTTTGGCTCTGTAATGCCCACTGTTTTTCCCACGCATTATGTTCGCCAATTTTAAGGGCAATCGAAATGCCAATCCCAAACCGCTAAGGACTTCAACATCGCACAAGAGGAAATTTTGCGACAGAAATCTTTTTAAAGTCCTAGCGGACGGCTTGACTTTCTTTCGCAAAATTAATCTTGTGCAACGTTGTCTTTTTAAAAGTTTGGGATTGGCTGGAAATATCTGTTTTCTCTTCCGCCCCCACATCCATTAATGCGAACAGGGAGGGAAGGGACTTGAAAGAAAACCACTTCCACAGGGAAGTTCTTTTTTCTTTCAAGTCCCTTCCCTCCCTGTTCTGCACACTCGCCCACCCACCCATTGCGCCTTTGGCGCCAATGCCGTCCCTGTGGGGAAGGAGGAAAAAGGAAGAGGGAAAAAATATTCTAAAAGTCCTAGCGGACGGCTTGAAATTTTTCCCCTCTTCCTTTTCCCTTTTTCCAAACAGGGACGGCATTGCGGGGGGGGGGCGAGTCGAGAAATTTCAAAAACTCATTCCGTTTCGCCCTCTGGACGCTCATCGTTTTTATCACGCTCATCTTTCGGGCGATTAAATAAAACTCCTTGATCAGTATTCACCCCATACTTACTCATCGCATTATTAAAAATTACTAAAAGATTTTTCTCGCCAGAATCATCGCCTTTCAAAATTTGGTGGCGAATCTTAAAAAGTTTTTCAAGATCAGAAACATCAAATCTTACATTATGCTTTTCTATGTGTTCCAACGCGGTGTCAATCAGCCCAATTATTTTTTTTGTATGTCGCGCCTGCTCGGTCGATTCCTCAACTAAACCTTTATCCATAATTTCCGCTGAAATAATCTGACGGCGCTTATCGTAATTTTGAAAGTGGCGGCAAAGTCCGGAAGCCGAAAGGTCGTAATCGTATTTTTTTTTTATTATATCAACTATCTCACGAAAGCCAAGACGGCTGTTTCGTAAGTTATGAATTTCTTTTATGTGATCAGATTTACAAACTCGACAATTTTTTTGACAGATCGGTTCGATTTTTTCAGTTGCGGGATTTTCTTTTTTTTGGTTCATTTCCATTTTTCGTTCTGTTTAAAAATTAAAAATCACTAGGAAGAATAGTTAAGAAGTTTAGGAGAGGAGAGACGTAGCGTCTAGGCTTTTCTTTTCTGCTTCTCTTTTCTTTTTTTTTCGCCCTGCGGCTATCATAACAATTTTAAAAACCTTGTCAAGGGGTCAACCTGTGGATAACTTTTTTAGGCAAATTTTATAAACTTATCAGCAAACAAAAAACCATTTCCCCAGCGTCAGGAAAATGGTTTTTCAAATACTTTTAACCAATTAATTTTTTAATTAAACTCCTTAAATTCCAAGACATATCAGGAATCTCTTGAAAAGGACATTCAAATCCTGGACGACTGGAACGAAAAAGTTTACAGCGTGAACTGCAAACTCTATTTTTATCACTAAACGGACAAAATTTTACATTAGGATTTTTTAAATCCTTTTTTTCATTTTCTTTAACTGTTTTACGCAAAGAAATAACACGCTTCGCAATGTCAATTTTTTTCATTGTTTTTTTATTAGTTTATTTTTCTTTTTCTATTTTATGGCGAACAGTGATAGCCCCCACTTTTTGAACAGCATTAGAAACAGAGAATATCCCCAGCGCCCACAGCGCTAGCGAGACGAACTGATCAAAGTCAATTCTATCAACAGCGGCTAAAAAGAAGCCACAGACAACCACCAACGCTGCGAAGACAAACTTCCGCCCGCCTATTTGCTCAATCATAGATTTATTGTTAAAAAAATAAAATTAAAAAATAGAGAGAGGCAAAAACCTAAGAATTTTTTGCCGAGATTAACGCCTCTCCGAATTTCCCCGAGAAATATTTATCCAGCGTTTGCTGAACAGATTTATCTCTAGGATTCCAACGATTCATTTTTCCGTTGAAAGGTCCCAACATTTCTATCACCTCCTTTTTTATAAATAAGGAATCTTAAAAATTTGTCCGGGAAAGATTTTGCCGGGGTCGTGAATTTTATCAATGTTAGCGTTATAAATATCTTTCCACATTTCCCCTTTGCCGTAAAAGTCAACGGCGATTTTCCAAAGGGAGTCATTTATTTTGACAGTATATTCTCTATCACCGGATAAATCCGGAAATTTTATTTGATCGGGCAAAACTAAATATCCGAGCGGATCAATGTATTTGCCTAACTTTTTTAATCCAAAATGCAAATGATAGCCGGTACGACCGAGACAAAAGCCACTCCGTCCCGACTGTCCAATTATACTGCCAATCTTGACCTTAGTGTTAACTTCAACATTTATATTGCTTAAATGGGCGTATAACGCCTCAAATTTGCTATCTAAGGATCTTAAATAGATACTCTTACCATAACCGGTAAGGCGAAATTTCTCAACACGCGAAACAACGCCGTCAAAACAGGCGACGACTTCGGTTCCGCCGAGAAGCGCCCAGTCGGTTCCTTGGTGTTTTAATTTTTTTCTATTGTACCAATAATACACTCCGAAATTTTGAGTAATCTGATACTTGCCGTTAAACGGCATTCTAATTTTTGTCATTGTTTTTCTTTTAATTTTAAATAATCTTCAAAAGAGCTGTGCTTATCTTTGGCTTTGGTAGATCGACCAGTCCAAAAACCTATCACAGTAAAAAAAGCCATAGTCAAAACTTCACTGGACATTTGCCGGCATTCGGTAAAAACCAAGCCGGCGGTGATCATCAAGCTAATTCCAAGCATGGCGGTTTTACACCGCGACATATTGAAGTTTTCCCAGAATGTGTCTATGATTTGCTTAGACATTTTATTTTTTAATGATCGTAAATAAGACCTGATTTTATACTAACGGCATGAGTACCGCTAACATTTTTTAATTCAACTTTAACGCCAGTTTCAACTAACGACTGTAAATCAATCTGAAAACTCACCCTTTTTTCAACAGAGTTATCAAATTCAGCAAATCTAATAATTGAATCACTAAGATTTACATTCTTAGCGCAAAAATGCTCAAACAAATCTATTAATAAAGCACCATCCATAACCACCACACCATCTATTGTTATAGTTAATTCAGTTTCATCAACAGAATCGCCGGCAGTCTCATTATTCCAATCAAGAAACATAGATAATGTTCTGATACTTCCTTTAAAAGATTCATCAAAAATTGTTTCCTCTGTTCCAATAGCCACGCTGGTATTCGCAGTTTTAATAAACTCCCTTTTAGTCCTTAAAATACCCATAATTTTTACTCCTTCCTAGCCGGCAATAACCGGAAATTTTAATTTAAAGGCTTTCCCAGTTTATTTTGAATAAAATGAAAGTGAGTATTTATAATTCTGGCGTTAGCGACCAAAGTATCACCAGCGTCATGGGCGCCGTCAACATCCCTAAATAATCTAATTCCAAAAGTGTCATGTTCCTCAAGATTGGCAGCAAGGATTTTTGTCGTGAAAGTTGTCCTAACCATTTTACCGGTGAGATGATTTCCAGCGGAAGTTTTAGCGATCACAGTCCCGGCGCCGGTAACCACTTCGCCAGCTTTAATCCCTTTATATTCCGCAGCCCAACAAACAGTTCCATTATCTTGACCGCCAGTATAATACCAATCAACAGCAAATTCCACATCAACAGATAAATCCAACCTAGAGGGGACTATCAATGTAAAATATACCTCATCATCAGACGCATTATCAAACTCAATATAATTAAATACCCCGTCAAAACCAGCAGAAGGAGCAGACGCGCCGGGTTTCCAATTTCCAGCGCCAACCCTTAAATGTCTAATCGCTCTGGCTTTGCCATGTAAATTAAGAAACCCTTTATCATTAATTTCAGAATAATTTAATTTGTCGCCAATGTTAGATTTCAAAATATCAAGTCTATCGCCAGGATTATGCGGCTTTAAGATATTGCCAAATTTATCCCAAAAATTATACTTATGTTTTAACATTATTTAGAATTAGCCAGCCCTGTGGGCAGATAAATAAAATCTAAAGTGGCGTCCTCCGGCGTTTCGCTGCTATCATCCGTGCCATACTCAATCTTAAATTCAATAAAATCTAACTCGGTGCCGGCTGGAAAATCATAAACTTTTTTAACGGCATTTATGGCGTTTGAAGTTATAACGGCGGATCCCCACGCGGCGGCTTGATCAACTTTAACATAAACTTTAACCCAAGCGTTGGCGGTCAATGACCTGTGCCTGAGAACCAGCTGTTTGGGAACACCCTGGGATTTTAGTTTTGCAAGACGGGTCTGAATATTACCGGAGACAATATAATCATCAGAATAAAGAGCAACTTTAGTATTGCCAGCGGAAGCACAAACACAAAAAATATAATTGCCGTATTTATGTAAAAAGGAAGCAGTACTAACAGCGGCTAAAACATAAAGAGAACGCGACATTTTCTCATCAATATTCATTTCAATAATAACATTATCAGAACTATCCCAAAAAAATAACAAATTAACAAACTCCGAAGATGGAATAAACTGCACCGCATTTTCAAATTTAAAAACCAAAATTAAATCAGTACCCTCAACCCGATATAAACTCCGACGATCTATAAGAATATAAGAATTGCCAGCAAAAACACGATGAGAAAAATCAGAGTTTTGACCGACAGAAACAACCTCATCCTGAATTTCACCAGACAAAGAAATTCTAACCAATCCACCCACAGAATTATACGCTGTATTTACAACATACAAATATCCGGCTAAATATTCCAAAGAAGTATAATCATAAAAAGAATCAAGAGTAGTAAGTAAAGCAAAAGTAATTCCATCATCGCTATAATAAATTTTTAAATCACTACCAAGAATATACAACCGATCATGAATAATTACATAATCCTCAATAATAAAAGAATTAATCCCTGAAAGAGCAACCAAATTTGTATCAGCCCAAGCCCCAGCCATCGCCGATATAGAGGCATATTTAGTAAGATAAACAGCACCAGCATCATCAAAATAATTAGCAATAGCTTTCCCTCTAAATTTAATAAAACAATGAACCTCATCGCCACTATCAGGAAGAGTTTTAACAGCCGTCCATGAACCGTCAGTCATCAAACATCTTTTAATAAAACAATCAACCCCATCAGTAGCTAAAACATAAACATAAGCACCATATCTAAAAGATAATTTCTTACCATCACTTGTAGGATCATCCAATCCGCTATCATACAATACCCCGCCTTTTAATTTCTTTCCGAGTTTAATTTTATTGCTTTGAATAACCAAATTTTCAGAGGATTTAAAAGAACCGGCGGGTGGCTTTATCATATCGCATTGCTCGCCACCGGAAAAATCATCAAAAGTAATTGTCTTATATCTCTCGCTCATATCAAATTTTTTAATAGATCATCAAAATTCTCTTTCCACTGATCGCGCGCGGCGATGATTTCTTTCGGATTGACATCAGGATAATCATGGCGGGCAGTCATCACAGCAGCGGCCAGAATACCAAAATAGCGATAAGTCGCACCGACAAAAATAAGCTCTAAAAGCCGATTCGGCACATCGGTATTAGTGGCCGCTTCCGGCTGGATAAATTCGGAGTCATAATGAATAATAATAGGATCACCAGTTGACGACATTCCCTCCGTAAGCTGAATTTGCCCATCAGCAATAAACCAACGCTGGGTATCCTCATTGTCTATATTTTCCAAATCCTCATCAGAGCCAAGCTCTTTAATATAATCGCCGTTGATTATAAGCTGCCGCACTCTTAAAAAATCACAAGCATAATCTATCACAGTCGCGTCAAGGATAGTCGTCTCGGAAGTGTCAATTTTTCTAACACTGAAAAAATTACTTAGAAAATTTACCGCGTCAACAATACACTGATCAACATCGGCGGCAGCGTCGTTAACATTTGCTCGAACAATTGTTTGAATGGCGCCTAGCAGCATAAAATTATTTTAATTATTTAATACACAAGCTCCTTGAAAGGAGCCGGCGTATAAAACAACTAATCCCTTTTAGGAGGAAGAGTTTGAG